CAAATCCAAGATTTGCTTACATAGCACCAACGTATAACCAATCAAAGAGAATCGCATGGGACTATCTTCTTGAGTACACAAGACCGTTAGGCGGAAAGGCTAACATTGCAGAATTAAGAGTAGACTTCATGGGTAAACGAATCAGTTTATATGGTGCAGATAACCCTGATAGTTTGCGTGGTATCTATTTAGATGGCTGTGTGCTAGATGAAATAGGTAACATTAATCCTACATTATTTACTGAAATTGTACGACCAGCATTGTCTGATAGATTAGGATACTGCGTAGCAATGGGAACGCCAAAAGGACAGAACCATTTTAAAGACTTGCGTGATAGAGGTATGCGAGAAGAAGGTTGGAAGCTGTTAGAGTTTAAATCTTCTGAAACAAACATACTCCATCCAGACGAATTAAAATCGGCTCGTGCCGAGATGGGCGAAGACAAATACCAACAAGAGTTTGAATGTAGTTTTAATGCCCCAGTAGAAGGTGCGTATTACTCTTCTATTATAAACGATTTAGACGAAAAAAAACAGATTATAGATATTCCTAAAGACGAACTAGCAAGAACATATACTGGCTGGGATTTAGGTATGTCAGACTCTACTAGCATATGGGTTGCACAAGTAGTTAACAAAGAAATACGCCTAATAGACTTTACTGAAAATCATGGTGTAGGGCTAGACTACTATGTTAACTGGTTGCGAGAACATGACTATATGCACGCCACGCACATATTGCCGCACGATGTAGCGGTAAGAGAACTAGGTACAGGTAAATCTAGGAAAGAAATGTTAGAAGACGCAGGTTTAAACATTACTATCGCAACTAAACTGTCGGTAATGGATGGTATAGCAGCGGCTAGAAGAATATTACCCCGTTGCTGGTTTGATACAGATAAAACAAAGATTGGGTTAGATGCTTTGCGTAATTACCGCAGAGTGTTTGATGAAAAAAGAAACGTATTTCATGACAGACCTTTCCATGACTGGGCATCTCACGCAAGTGATGCGTTCAGATACTTGGCTGTAGGTATGGATGAATCACCTATGGAAGCATGGTCTAAACCCCTTGAGGTCAACACAAAATGGATAGTATAAATGGCATATGAAAATAGCAGTATGAAATCTAATGCAGATTCAGATGATAACAGAACATTAGTTAATCTTATCGGTGCACAAATTGATGACTCGTTAGGATTCATTCAAACTGAAACCAGCTATGAGCGTCAAACAGCTCTGGAGTATTACTTACGTGAGCCGTATGGTAACGAAGTAGAAGGCAGAAGCCAGATTGTTACGGGTGAAGTAGCTGAAGTAGTGGATGGTGCTTTACCACAGATTATGAAAGTGTTTACTTCATCGTCCAAAGCGGTAGAGTTTGAGCCTGTTAATGAAGGCGATGGTGCTTTAGCAGAACAAATGACAGCGTATGCTAATCACATATTCTACAAAGACAACAATGGCTTTGAGATTATGCACGATTGGTTTAAAGACGGATTGCTACAAAAAGTAGGCGTAGTAAAAGCTTACTGGAATGACAAGAAAGACATTACTAAAGAAAAGTATTACAACTTAACTGAAGATGAACTTGCGATGATTATGCAAGACGAAGAGGTTGAGATTGTAGAGCAGGAAGAAGTAGAAGAAGTTATAGAGCAAGAACCACAACCAATGATAGACCCTCAAACAGGTCAGCCTGTAGCAGACGAAATGGGTATGCCATTGATGATGGAAGTGCCTCCTATTGTTAACATCTACTACAACGTAAAATGCAAACGTACTAAAGACTTTTCTAAAGTTAAGATAGAAACTATTGCTCCAGAAGAGTTCCTTATAGACAAAAGAGCTACAACTATTGAAGACGCAACCTTTGTAGCACACCGTAGTTTAGTTACTCGCTCTGATTTAATTGCTATGGGTTATGACCCTAAAGTAGTAGAAACATTATCCATTGGTGATACATTAGACTTTACTCCAGAAAGAATTGCACGTTATGGTAGAGGCGAAGAGCCTATGAATACCAATGATACTAACGATGAGTCTATGGAGCTAGTAGAGTATTACGAATGTTACCTGCGTACAGATTTAGATAAAGACGGTATTGCTGAACTACACAGAGTTTGCTATGCAGACAATCAAGTGTTAATGAGTGAAGAATGTGATTACGTTCCTTTCCATAGCGTATGCCCTATTCCTGTACCACATAAATTCTTTGGGCAATCCCTAGCAGACAGAGCTATAGACTTACAACTAATTAAGTCAACTGTTACTAGACAAATGCTAGACAACCTATACTTGACTAACAACTATAGAGTAGGTGCAGTAGAAGGACAAGTTAACCTAGATGACTTACTAACCTCTACCGCAGGTGGTGTTATTCGTATTAAGAACCCTAATGCGTTAGTGCCTATGACTGTACAATCTAGTGCAGGACAATCATTCCCTATGTTGGAATACCTAGACGGTATCCAAGCTAAACGTACGGGTGTGAGTGACGCACAGCAAGGACTAGACCCTAACCTTTTACAGAACGTAACAGCTACCGCAGTGTCTGCTATGACATCAGCATCACAAGGTAAGCTAGAACTAATAGCACGTATTTTTGCTGACACAGGCGTTAGTTCATTGTTTAAAGGTATCATGCACCTAGTATGTAAGTACCAAGACAAAGAACGTATTATTAAAATTAATAATAATTTTGTTCCAATGAATCCAAGAGAATGGAGCACACAATACAATATTACCGTTAATGTAGGTTTAGGTACAGGTGGCAAGCAAGAGCAATTAGCTACTATGCAAATGATTCTTGCTAAACAAGAAGAAGTCATTAAGGGGTATGGTTTAAACAACCCATTAGTTAATATTAAACAATACCGAGATACATTAGCTAAATTCGTTAACATGGCTGGCTTTAAAGATGACAGTCAGTTTCTCATGGAAATATCAGAAGAGCAGGCTATGCAAATGGCACAACAAGCTGCTCAAGCTCCTAAAGAAGAAGACTCTAATACTAAAGCTGCAGCAATTCTAGCTGAAGTAGAAAGAGAAAAAGCCCAAATGAAAATGCAATCTGACATGGCTAAATTAGAGCTAGAAAAACAAAAAGCCGAATTAAAAGCTCAAAAAGAAATGTTGCAACTTCAGCAAGAGCGTATGGAGTTTGAACAAGAAATGGCTATGAGAGAGTTAGAGCTTGCACAAAAAGCAGCTAACGATAATAAGAAAACTGAACTAAATCAGTCTAAAGAACTCATCAACGCTTTAGATAAGATTAACAGTATCGCAGGAATGTAATGACCAAATCAGAAGCCTTTAGAAACCTTTTGCAAAGTCAAGAACTCAATGACGAAATGCAGGAGATGCAACACGAGCTAACCGAACTAATCATTAACTCTGATTCTGACCAACAAAAAGTCCGAGAGGATGCTTACGTCAGGATTAAAGTTATCAACGAAATCATGAACCGCTTTAAATCTATTGCAAAAGACGATGAGATTAAAGACAGGGCATGGAAGATATTATAGGCATTTGCCTTTAATGGGTATCCTCCCCTAGAGGAAATTAAGGAAACACCATGAGTGAAGAAACCATGACTCCCCAAGAGGGAAGTGGAGAACTAACAATGTCAGATGCAACTTCTGCTATAGAAGGCATGTTATCTGCAAGCGAGGACTCCAACGAGCAACCAGAAGCTGTAGAAGAACAGGTTGAGCAAGTAGAAGAAGTAGAGGAAACGGAAGAAGAAGTTGAGTATGAGGCTGAAGAAGTTGAAGAAGCTGAAAGCGAAACTGAAGAAGAAGATGACTCCGAGTATGAGGATGAAGAAGTAGTTGAGGAAGAACAAACTTTCACCATAAAAGCAGCAGGTGAAGAAAAACAAGTTACCCTTGATGAGCTTAAAAAATCTTATCAACTTGGCTCTGATTATACAAAAAAGACTCAAGAAGTAGCAGAACAGCGAAAAGTTATTGAACAAGAAGCTAAAGCTATTATTGAGGCTAGACAAGTTAGGGACAATTATTCACAGAAATTGCAGGCAGTAGAACAGTTTTTGGTTGGCAGTAATGACCGACCAGAAGATTTGGCTGCAATGAAAGAGAACGACCCAATAGGATATGCAGTTAAGGTCGCAGAAATGACCGAGAAGAAAGACCAATTACAGCTAGTGCAAGCTGAACAAAGACGCATTGCTCAAGAGCAACAAGCAGACAGGTCGGCACAAATGCAAAAAGTTGTAGAACAAGAATCACAAAAACTAGCACAATCCTTGCCAGAGTTTTCAGACAAAGTCAAAGGCGAACAAATCAGAAATGAC